ATGCTACCTTTTCACCCAAAGAGTGTTTGTATCTGTGCAGCAAAAAAGCCCCGTGTGGGGCCTTTTTGTTCGGCATAGCACCGCATATTTCTATTTTAGCAGATACTTACCGATAATGCAACCGCTTTTTGGACGACATCAGCGACCGAGCGTAAAGCTCACCCCGGCAAAGTCATCTGCGGTCAAGACGTAGGTTCCGTTGTCCCACGCCTCGTTGACAAGCATCTTGGCTTCTTCCCAACTTGCGGCTTCGACGGGTACGACCTTCTTCAGGTATTCGACGATGACCACATCGTAGGTGCTGGTCCGGGGCGGAAGCGCTACCTTTGCGCGTTCCATCATCATGCCCAGAATCAGCTCGTCCTTCTGAAGCTCGCTGAAATAGTCCGGGTCGCCGCCTTCTTTTCCCGCTTCCTCCAGAAGAAGCTCGCTGTTCATCTCCTGACAGAAGTCGATGCAGTCCCGGATGGTGTACGGCTGATCGTTGTCGGCATTCTCGCCGTCCTGATTGTCATGCAGGGTGAGATGGAACTTATCATCCATCATCAGGCTGTAGTCATGCCCCTCCAGATAGCCCAGCAGCACTTTGGCCTCAATGGCGGCAAGCTCTACACCCTGCCGGACAGAAACGGCCATCAATTCCTCGGATTTCGTAATCAGCGTCATAAGCGCTCTCCTTTCATTCCATACAGACTTTTCCGACCGAAAGCAGATACGAGCACCAGCCGTAGCTGATGCCGAGGGCGATAGCCCGGTTGTTTACCTGTTCAATCGTGTACTTCGGTGGTTTGAACGGCCTCGGCTCCCCTGCCAGCAACTCCTCAAGGCGGCTCTGTTTTCTGCGGGTGGACTGTTCCTTGCTCCGTTCGGCATAATACTCGCGGTTCGCCAGATAGTATCGGTGGAAGGCTTCAGCTTGACGTTTCTTGGCGCACTCCTTGCAGAACCGCTGGCGGTTCGTCGGGTTTTCAATCTCCCTGCCACACTCCTCGCACTTCTTGCCGGTCATCTGAAAATCCTCCCGGAATCCTTGTCCATAAGAACAACCCGTCCCACAATCTCGAACCCGGCGAGATCGGCTACCTGCTTCAATGCGCTGACCAACGCGCTGATGGTGCGCATTCGGGCCGCTTCAAGCTGCTCCTCCTTGCGGATGTTCTTGTGCGCCTCATACGGTGTCGGGTCGTTGTAATGCTCGCTGTTCTTCAATTCCACGGTCGGCACCTCCTCATCAACAGATCATCGGAATCAGAAAGAACCACAGCGGGTACGTCTGCCCAGTTACGATAACGGCTGCGACAATCGCAGCTCCAACAGCCAGCCACTTGGCTGCATCAGACATTTCAGCCCACATTAGTTTTTCCCTCCGTTTCAAGGTCTTTGTACGTTTTTTCCATCATCCGCTCTGAAAAATACAGCGCTTCAGCCAGTCTTCCCTCAACGATCATTCGCTCGGTGCAGGGCGGAAATTTGGAGCATTCAAACAGCGCTTTTCTGACCGCATCACGAAATCCATCACTTGCAATGCTGAGGTCAAACATTTCTTTACGTGTCATTCTGCTTTTTCCTCCGGCGCTACAGGCAACGGCATCCAGAACGGAACGTCCACAGGGTGAAAAATTGCATTCTCCCAATATGTGATGTCAACGTGTTTGACCGCGGCTCCCCAAACAATGATTCTTCCGAGTCTGTCAGCATCCGCTTCTGTCGGCGGGTCATACTTGGAATTTCTCCAGCATTGACCGGCCACTTCCTGCGGGGTAGCTTCTGGCTGGGTGTCGATATAGTTCTCCACATCCCGTAATGTGTGGATATGGCCTACCTTCATGCCCATGCGCAGGAACTCTTTCAGCGTCTCAGCTTCAAGATACCGTTTCTTACTCATAAGGCGTCGTCCTCCTCTGTCTCAGCAACGTAGCACCAGCTCTGGGGCGGCTTGCTCAAACAGCAGCCATTGATTGCGCAGGTCGGTGGGAGCATATAGCTTCCAGACGGCTGATAATGCTCGCAGCTCTCATTTCCACAGACATCGGTTCCGTTCATGCCACGAAAGTCATGCCTAGAAAAGCCGGACAAGGACTTGGGCTGGTCATAAATCTTCAGGTCTGAGATATGCCACGCATACAGCTCCTTGCGCTCGGTGAACGAGGAGCAATGGCTCCATCCGGCGTATTCTATGATTTGCTTCAAGGACAGGCAGCTTCCAGACGTGGCTCTTTCGATGTCTTCTTTGACAATCCATGTTTTGCCGATGATAGGCCTTATTTTGTCGCAGACGAACTCGGCGATAACGGTCTGTTCTTTCTGCCTGATTTCGATTGGAATGTTGCCACCGTCCCAAGTGACAAATTGCGGTTTACCGCGATATACTTCTCCGTCGCCAAAGACATCTCCATCTCTAAAGATGGTGATTAGCTTTTTTTGAGCCTTCGTGCAGTAGATGTAACACTTGAACGGAGGCTTCAGTTTTGGCCGATTCTTGCGAATCTCCACAGTTTTTTCTCCGTTGAGAATCTTCACGCACCACTCAGGTCGGATACTCAGGAGGACAGCTTTGTGTTCAGTGCTCATTCTGCTCCTCCGTATCCTCAATTTTTCGCATTGCCATTACCTCCATTCCTTCTTTTCCCGTATGAGCAGAAACCGTCCGGCGGCATCCTGTACTCCTCATCATACCGAATCCGTCTGTAGCACCACCCCGCCTTGATGTTCTTTCCATCGGCGAGCAAAGATGTCTTTCCGTAGTTCTTGAAATGTTCACAGTCCTTGCAGCGTACGACGGGCTCTCCGTCATAGTAGCCGTCATACTGTCCATCCCAGTGTGCCATCGGCCGCAGCGTTTCCGGGTCGATGAAAGGCGCACTCATCAGGTCATCGGCAAACCCGGAAACGAGGTTCGCAACGCTTTCCTTGACAACACCCTTGTTGTAGTCGAGATGGTTCCCGGAGGCCATCAAGGTTTTGGCCTCCTCCAGATTCTTCTTCGCCGCATCGTTCCATCCGTTGACGATAGGCACTACATTAACTAACCGTATGTCGCTCATTTTTTATCTCCTTTCAGACAAGCCACTGGGCCATCATACTATCAAGCTCCGAGAAGCCGGTGCAGTGCAGTTCGGCTTTCTGTTCATCGGAGAGAGCGTTGAACAAATCCATCAAAACTGCATCGTACATCGCTGTATCGACATCGAGGCTGTTATGCAGGCAGTACGAGGTCCACAAGGCCACAAGCTGGTTCTGGCAGGCATCGTTGTAGAAATCTGTCGTGTCATCCTTGACGTAATCAACGAGGAACTGCCATTCGGACTTCTCGGTCATCCAGATCACCTCCGATCTTGTAGGTCTTGCCCCGGCTGCGGCCAGTCCCCTTGCGATACTCCGCAATCCAGACCGTCTTGCCGCTCTTGTAGTGGCGGAAGTGGCCTCTTACGGTAAAGGAACAGGCCGGGCTTGCATGGTGGCCTCTAGGAACCACTGTAAGCTGTTTTCCGGCCGAGTGAATGATGTATGTGGTGCTGGCGGTGTGCGGCTTTGTGGAGCCTATGCGCTTGGCGGGAGCCTTTGTTGAGGCGGCGGATTTCTCGCCCCTGATGCCGACCGCTCCATACGTCATCAGCGCCATCAGGGAGCCATACACGGTCAAAGCGCCCTGTTCGGTTTCGGTGGGGTTGCAGTCCGCAGGAAGAGTGCTTACCTTCTTCTTCCACAGGCCGTTGCCCAGCGGAGCAAAGACAACATGGCCGAGCTTCCGGGCCGGGCTGTCAAGGTAGAGCTTCAGCTTCTTGTCAGAGCGGAAGCACTTGATGGAGATGCCGCTCTCGACAATCTGGATTTCCACTTCTCGCAGGGAAACCGGCATCGAACGAACCAGATCGTTGTGCTCATCCCGCCATGCAAGGAGCTTTTCGATGTCCGCCGCTGTGACCACGATCTTGTCCATCATCCAGAATCCCTCCCAACGAATGTGCCGGCATAAAGCCGCCCGCCGATTATGTAGTGGTAGTATTCATGCCCACGCTGGATGTCGGCCTGTCTGCCGGGCATGGGCCGCAGAACCAGCGGATGCCCAGCAATCTGCACCACATATTCTCCGGCTGGGATGAGCGCCGCCATCCACGGCTCCACCGGACTGGCCCGCGCCGGGCATCCATCCATACAGCAGGTGGCGGTTATCTGCTCCACGTTCATGGTGAACATGGAAAGCTGCTCATAGCCGCTCATAATCACACCCACGCCGGTTCGACGGGCGACTCAGGCAGGCTGCACAGCCAGTCGATCACATCCTGCGGGACTTCTTCGGTCTGCCATGCGTGGCCATACTGGTAGCCGCAGACCGGGCAGGGTTTACCAAGGATGCCGTCGGGGTGTTCATCAGGGTGAAGCCATCCGAGGGTCTTTGTTTCGGTCGCTCCAGTCATCCCGGGATAAAGCGGTTTCTGCGGCTCGTAATACAAAGCCGCCTCGCCAGAGATTTCGTGAGGGAGCGTAAGGCTGTACGGCAATTTGGCAACTTCGATCTGGTCATCGCTCAGAGCAGCGGTCATGCCATCGCAGAGCATTTTCCACGATCTTTTCTTCATGGATTCCTGCCGCCGAAGGGTTTTGCTGTTTAGCCGATAGTGGTACAGCGTGACAGGCGTGACGGCCAGCTTGTTCCATCCAAGTTCTTTCTGGTGCTTGCAGTACGGCCGCATATCGTTCAGATGCCACTCATCCCAGATGGAGCAGAACTTGTCGAGCATTTCCTGCGTCCATTCATCGCAAGGGCGACCTTCGCGGATTGCATCAACGCACTGACCAGCACTGCCACGGCAGTTGCCGCTCGGCATGGGGCCGATAACACCGGTGATGCTG